GATTTACTGCAACACCTAATCGTGGCGATAAAAAAGGCTTGAGAAAAGTTTTTACTAACTGCTCACATCAAATTGAGATTAGCACTCTTATCAGAGAGGGTTTCTTAGTGCCACCAAAAACATTTGTTGTTGATGTTGGTGTGCAGAAAGATTTGGAGAATGTCCGTAAGACTATAACTGACTTCGATATGTCAGAAGTTGAAAAGATTATGAATAAGAGAGCAATCAACGAAAAGATTGTTAATGAATGGCAAGACAAAGCCGGTGAAAGAAAAACAGTAATATTTTGTAGCACAGTTAATCATGCACAAGATGTTTGTGATGAGTTTAGACGTAAAAATATCAGAACAGAAATTGTTACTGGTGATACACCAAGCGAGCAGAGAAAACAAATTTTACATGATTTAGAGCATGGCGATGTCCAGGTTGTGGTTAATGTTGCAGTATTAACAGAGGGTTTTGACGCACCACCTATTAGTTGCATTGTGCTCACTAGACCATGTTCATACAAATCAACGATGGTACAGATGATTGGGCGTGGTCTTAGGACAGTTAATCAAGAAGAACACCCTGGTTTAATTAAAAAGGATTGTATCGTTTTAGACTTTGGCACAAGTGTTCTTACTCATGGTTCATTAGATGAAGGCGTGGATCTTGATGGAGCTCAAGCGAATACTTCCGGTGCTACACCACTGAAAGTATGTCCTGAGTGTCAGTCTGAAATACCATTATCATCAAGAGAGTGTCCTATTTGTGGTCATGAATTTGGCACACAAGACAAAGAAATTCTTGAAGAATTTACTATGACAGAAGTTGACTTGATTGACAGATCACCATTTAGATGGCTTGATTTGTTTGAAAACAAAAGGTGTATGATGGCAAGTGGATTTAATGGCTTTGGGTTAGTGGCACACTTAGATGACCTATCTGTCGCCATTGTAAAGCGTAACAAAGGGCGTTTAAGGATTGTTAGTGTAGGAACAAAGGAACAAACTATTGCGTCTGCTGATGACTTTCTAAGAGGCATAGAAGATAGCGATGGTGCAAGAAAAGGTAAAAGATGGCTAAATCAAGGCGTTACAGTAAAACAAAAAAATGCTTTAGCTATGTTAGGTCGTTTTATCAGACCAATGGATTTTAGTTGGAATAAATACAAAGCGGCTTGTTGGTTAAATTATTTGTGGAATAAAAAAGAAATTGATGCAAAAGTTTTAAATTATTACGAAGGAGGTGATAGTGCAGCGAAGTGAAGCTTTGAAAAAAGTAGATTTAATAATAAATGGTCCTCGTGCTAAATCGCATGGCGATGCTACAGAGACGCATACATATATAGCTCAAATGTGGAACATATTATTAAGAAAAAAATTAAAGGAGCCGCTTGATATACATGATGTTTATAGAGCAATGATTGGTATTAAGCAAATTAGAAACAGCCAAAATCCAAGAGTTGAAGATAACATGATTGATATTATTGGATATGCGGCATTAGCAATAGAGGCAAAAGATGGCAAGAATGGAAGTTAAATATATTATTCAAGAAGAGAATGAAGTGGGTGTGGAGAATGTTAAAGAGGGATCATTGTTTATGCCATTTAAAATAAATGGTGATCCGGAAAAATTAGCAGATGAACTAGGTAAAACATTTAAAAGAATTGTAGAAACAAATAAGAATGAAGTTTTGCATATTCATTTTAGAGCGTTTTTTGATGGTGCAGAAATATTAAATGGATCATTATATTCAGAACAAGGAGAAGGTAGATGGATAACCCCAGCATCGGAGACAATTCATTAAAGAACTTAACTAAACTTTTTGCTAGGTTTGGTTGGGATAAAAAACTTGGTGATTTAACTGAAGAAGAGATAAAGGCCACAGTTACAATAATGCAATTCTCAAAGAAGGTAGAAGAAGATGAACAATACAACAAACAAGAACTCGATAGATTACTTCTTAAATATGTCCACGGGCAAGAAGAGTCAGAACAACGAGTTGATGAATTACCATTTTGAACAGGTAATTAATAAAACTATTGTAGATAAAAACAAATCTGAACCTAAAAGAAAGTATTTAGGTGGATCTATGTTGGGGGATAAATGTGCAAGAAAGATACAGTACATTTATAAAGGACAACAACCTGATGAGAATAAAGAGTTTAACGCACAAACATTAAGAATATTTCAGTTAGGTCATGAGCTAGAAAACAGTATGGCTGGGTGGATTAGAAACGCAGGATTTGATCTAAGAACTTTGGATAAGAATGGCGAACAGTTTGGTTTCTCAATAGCAGATGATGAGATAAAAGGTCATATTGATGGTGTCATTTGTGGTGGCCCACTTGATGTTAAATATCCTATGCTTTGGGAATGTAAATCTGCAAACGAAAAAAAGTTTAGAGATTTTAAATTTAAAGGCATAAAAGCAAATCCTACATATGAAGTACAAGTAGCGTTATATCAAGCCTACATGGAACTAACAGACAATCCTTGTTTGTTTACAGTTATAAATAAAAATACAAGTGAAATATTTTATCAACTTGTGTCTTTTAATCAAGAGTTGGCTCAATATGCTAGTGATAGAGCAGTTGACATATTAAGAGCGTCTAAACAAAATGAAATGCTACCAAGAATAGCACAAAATAAAGATGTGTTTGATTGTAGATTTTGTCAGTTCTCTAATACTTGCTGGGAGGAGGGGTGATGGCGATACAGAAGGTAGCAAAGTACCGCCATCATAGGAGATGGTAATGAACATTATTAAATTTGGCAACAGTAAACGCAGTATGGACTCTAAGGAATTAGTTGAATTAATAAGTCAAAAAGTTCCATCACAAGTTCAGATTGATTTATTGAGAGAAACATATCCACAAGGTGTCATAAGAGGGGATCAATTTACTATAGGTTCGCTTGGTGGTGAAGCAGGCAAGTCTTTGAAAATAGATATTAATCCTAGATCACCATACTTCATGAAAGGACAAGATTTTAATGGTGCAGACGGAGTAGGTGGCATAGTTAAAATATTAATGGAAGGTAGAAATATGAAGTTACCGGAGGTTAAAGAGTTGTTCGCCTCATATCTTGATGAAGGCACGCCACAACCAGTTGAATCAATTAGTTCTATTATTAAACCGGAATCAAAACAAATAAACATAAACACGCCTTATGATAGCGAACATAGATATTTAAACGCTCAAGGTGAATTACTTTGTTTAGTCCGTAGATACAATGATATAGATGAACACGGAAATCCTATACTAGATTCACATGGCAAACCAAAAAAAGAATTTAGACAGTTTACTGGAGGCAGTAATTATCCTCGTATGCCTGATGTTCGTCCATTGTACAACATACCAAACATAATAGCTTCAGAAAAAATTATATGGGTTGAGGGGGAGAAATGTGCAGATGCACTTAATGAACTTGGTTATACTGCGACTTGCACAATGGGTGGTGCCGGTATGCTTTCAAGAAAGTCTGCAAACTTATTTGACTTCTCTCCGTTGCATGACAAAGAGTTAATTATATGGCCAGATAATGATACTGCTGGTCGTAAAGTTGCAGAGCTAGTGCAAGAACTTGCATTAAACGCAGGTGTTAAATCAGTAACCACATTAACGCCACCAAGAGGTAAGCCTGAAAGGTGGGATGTTGTTGATGCAATAGCAGAACAATTTAACATTAACGAGTTTCTAAACACAAACGTAAAGCAAGTTAAAAAGAATATTAATCTTCTTGATGACAGTTTATTAATCAACAGATTTGTTGGAGACGCACCGGAGCAAAAGTTTCTGATAGCTAACACGTTACCTTTAGCAGTGCCTATTATATTTTCTGCTGCTGGTGACAGTGGTAAAGGTATGATGACATTGGACTTAGCAATGAAAGTATCAAGTGGTCAATCAATGCAAGAATCTTTTGGTGGCATGATTAGTGAGTTTGGCAATTCAATTATATTTACTGCCGAAGATGATGAAGCAGAGATGCACAGAAGAATTGATAGACTTGATTTTGAAAACAATAGACAGAGTTTTGAGCATGAGTTACGAATCGTGAGTTTGCCTAATGTTGGTGGTGTTTTTCCTATATTGCAAGAAACACATGATGGTTATAGAACAAGCGATGAATTTGATAAAATATATGAACAAATACTACAAATGAAGAACTTAAAACTTATAGTATTTGATCCTTTGGCTTCGTTTGTGCACGCAGATGTAAACTCTGATCCTGCGGCGG